CCTACTAAAAACATCACAATGCCAGATAAAGAAGTTACTTTTACATTAAAAAAAGATGACTTTGCTAGACTACAAAAAGGTGTTACAACATTAAACTTACCAGATGTAGCAGTAAAAGGTGATGGTAAAACAATTACATTAGTTGCTACTGATAAAAAGAATAAATCATCTAACGATTATTCAATGTCTGTTGGTGAAACCGACAAAACGTTTACTGCTTATTTTAAAGCAGAAAACTTTAAAATGGTAAGTGATGATTATGATGTGGCTATTTCTAAACAAAAGATAAGTCATTTTGTAAACAGAAACAAACCTATACAGTATTGGATAGCATTAGAACCTGACTCTGAATTTTAAGGTAGGTTACAATGTCCGATTTTTTATGGGTTGAAAAATACCGTCCTAAAAAAATTAGTGAGTGTATTCTAACACAAGACTTAAAAGAAACATTTACTAACTTTATCAAACAAAAAGAAATACCTAATCTACTATTATCTGGTAGTGCTGGTATTGGTAAAACTACCGTAGCAAAGGCCTTGTGTGAAGAACTTGGCGCTGACTATATTGTAATCAATGGCTCTGACGAAGGCCGACATATTGATACGTTAAGACATCAAATTAAAAACTTTGCTTCTACGGTATCTCTTACTGAAGAATCTAATCATAAAGTTGTAATTATTGACGAGGCAGATTATATGAATGCTGATAGTGTTCAACCTGCTTTAAGAAACTTTATAGAAACATTTTACAAAAATTGTAGGTTTATATTTACTTGTAATTTTGTAAATAAAATTATACCAGCTTTACATAGTCGTTGTACCGTAATTAACTTTCAGATTACTAATGGTCAAAAAGTAAAAACGGCAATGGCCTTTATGAAACGAATAGAGGGTATTTTAAAAGATGAAAAGATTGACTTTGAGAAAAAAGTCTTATCTGAACTAATACAAAAACACTATCCAGATTTTAGAAGAATATTAAATGAGTTACAAAGATATTCTGTTAGAGGTAAGATTGATAGTGGTATTTTGTTTAGTATGTCAAATGAGAATATTAAAGAACTTACAAAGTCATTAAAAGATAAAAGATTTAATGATATGAGAAAGTGGGTTGTTCAAAACCTAGACAAAGAACCTTCTCATCTATTTAAAGTCATCTATGACTCTTTGTATTCTAGTTTAGATACAAAATCTATACCTCAAGCAATATTAATTTTAGCTGGTTATCAATATAAATCCGCTTTTGTTGCCGACCAGGAGATAAATATGGTCGCTTGTCTAACTGAAATTATGGCGAGTTGTAAATTTAAGTGAGAATAGAATGGCTAGAAAAACATTTTGGCGTAAATTAATCGTAAAATTTAGGATGTGGTGGGCAGATATTAGAGGTCACCACGGCAAAGTTTGGGATTATGAACCTGGTGACTACTATATGGGCAGTCACAAGGGCCACAATAAACACAAGAAAAAATAGTATATGGCTTACACAAAATTGACTAATATGATTGATTATTATTACTTTAACAATTATTTAAGTAAGAGTGAAATAGTAAATTTAAATAAATTTATTGAGAGTAATTATTATAGAAAAGAACCTGTTGGCTTAGCTGCTAAAGACGCTAATGGTAAACCAATAAAAAATTCTGACGTATTTCAAATAGAGTATCATAAAATTAAAGATAAGTTAAATACAATCATACAAGACGCTTATGGCGTTGGTTTAAGACAATTTGGTTATGATCTTACACATCCAAATGATTTAGACCACTTACACCTTAATGTTTATTCATCAAAAAACCAAGGCGAATATAAATCTCACTATGACGCTTCAGATAGTAATATGTGGGATATAAAACTTACTCTATTAGTTAATGTGTCATTAAAAAAGTATGAGGGTGGTGATTTTGAATATTTAAATAGTCAATTTATTAGAGTAAAAGAATTAGAAAATCCTGGTAGTGTTCTTATATTTAAATCACATTTTCATCATAGAGTATTACCAGTTACATCTGGTGAGAGAAGAACATTAACCCATTTTATGCTAGGGCCTAGATTTAGATGATTGAATATAAATTAAGCGATTACTTAAATGCTATTAATTTTAGTAAGAAAAACCTATTAGATACAGATGATATAATGTGGGAAAAGAAGTACCCACCATTCATTATTAATAAATGTTTATCAATGCATTATGATTGTATTGCTCAAGCAAATGAAATAAATGGATTTCACTTTCTACCAAAAAGACTACAATTTCACTTTTTAATAAATAGTATCCGAAAGAGAAAACGATTTGGCGGTAAATGGTTATCATCTACCAAGTTGAAAAATTTAGAGTATGTAAAAGAGTATTATGGCTATAGTAATGAAAAAGCAAAAGAGGCTCTCAACATACTAAACGACAAACAAATTGAAGAAATTAAGTTGTCCTTGTTTAAGGGCGGGAGAAAAAGAAAATGAGTGAACAAGAAATAGAATGGTCGCCTGAAAGTATGTTAGAGGTAACAATCAAACAGCCAGACGACTTCCTAAAAGTTAGAGAGACTTTAACAAGAATTGGTGTAGCATCCAGAAAAGATAAAACATTATATCAATCTTGTCATATTTTACATAAACAAGGTAAATATTTTATTACACACTTTAAAGAATTATTTGCTTTAGACGGCAAAAAGGCCACATTAGTTGAGAACGATATTCAAAGAAGAAACACAATAGCAATTTTACTACAAGATTGGAACTTAATTGATATAGTTGAAAAAACAAATGTTGAAAATAAAGCGCCTTTAAGTCAAATTAAAGTATTACCATTTAAAGAGAAAAAAGAGTGGACGCTATCAGCAAAATATAACATAGGGAAAAAAGTTGAAGAAAAAAAAGAAGATGGCGATAATGGAAGTACCAAAGTTTAAAGAATTTATTACTGAACAAAAAGACAATCAGATTAGTTTGTTAATTATAACAGACGAACCTGAAGAGGCTAAAACTTTTCATACAGCAGATAGATTAAGAGATGAAAGTAAAAAGTTAAATGTACCTTTTTATTTGTATAAACTAACAGGTGGTTATACAACTTATGAAGATGGTATTAGACGTTTTCATAATAAAGATGATAAAAAAGGTTTTGTAATCAATTCAAATACCGTAGCAATAGTTAGAGGTCCAATTACTCGTAAAGATAGTTGGATGGATTTAGTAACTATGTTAGAAAGAGACGGTGCTTGTTTAGTAAATCCTAGAAATACAATTAATATTTGTGTTGACAAATATAGAACTACATTGAGATTGGCAGATTACGGTTTAACACAACCAAAAACAATTCTATTAAACGATCCAGAAAACTCTGGTAAACAAGTAGAAGAAGCTGAACTAGAATATCCTATTATAATGAAAACTTTAAGAGGGTCAAAAGGAGTTGGTGTTCTTTTTGTTGAGTCTGAAAGATCATTAGATAGTGTTGTACAATTAATTCATAAACAAGATGAAGACGCTGACTTATTAGTACAACAATATATTAAAAATGATTATGATGTTAGAGTTTTAGTATTAGGTGGTAAAATAATTGGCACTATGAAACGACCAGTTATTGAAGGTGATTTTAGAAGTAATGTGTCTCAAGGCTCTGTGCCTAAAAAAATAGATTTAACAGAATTAGAAATAGAACAAAGTTTATTGGCTGCTAAAGCAGTTAATGGTTTATGGACAGCAGTTGACTTTATACCTAGTAAGAATAGAGAAAAAGAACCACCTTTTATATTAGAAGTAAACTCATCACCAGGTACAGAGGGTATGGAAGAGGCTACAGGTAAAAATATATCTAAAGATATTATACAATATTTTCAACAACCTGAAAATAGAAAAAAAGTACCTACTGAATGTGGTTATAAAGAAGTGGTAACCATAAAACCATTTGGCGAAATAGTGGCAAAATTTGATACGGGTAATTCTGGTATGCCTGTAATTCACTCTGATAAGTTTAAGGTTAGTGGTAAAAAAATTACTTGGACTTTATTAGATAAAACAATCACTAGTGATATTGTAAAAACGGAAAAAATATCAGTAGGCGGTTTAAGAGACTATGAAGAAACCAGATATGTGGTAAAACTAGATGTTGAATTTGCTGGTGGTTTCTATAATGATGTAGAATTTACCATTGATGATAGAGAGGATAGAACACCTATATTGATGGATAGAGCGTTTATGAATAGATTAAATGTGATGATAAACCCTAATAATAAGTATGTTATTACCACTCGATACAGCATTGACTAAATCATTAACTTGTGATATATTAGATAACAATAAGGAGAAATATTATGGAAAAAGTGAAGATATTAAGACTATCTACTGGCGAAGATGTAATCGCTAAAGTGGGTGAAAATGACCAAGGCGTCAGTTTAAACAAAGCCTTTGTAATTATACCTCAACAATCAGCACCAGGACAACCAATACAATTAATGATGTCTCTGTATAATGCTTTTGGTAAGAGTGATACAATTACACTTTCAAAAGATAAAATTGTTTTTATGACGGATCCAAAAGATGATATACTAAAGTCATATGAACAAAATACTAGCAGAATATTAAAAGCGCCAGGATTAATTACAGAAACTAAAGTACCGAAGTTATAATGATAACGGTCTATTTTATGAGAGGGCAGGAAAAGATTCCTGTTCAAGTTGACGAGGGTATGTCTTTAATGGAGGCGGCTAGAGATTTTTCTAAAACTTCAATAGATGAGATACCTGCTGATTGTTCAGGTTGTTGTGCTTGTGCCACTTGTCACGTAATTATAGATAGAAATTGGATAGATAAAGTTGGTGAGGCAGATTTCGATTCTGCTGAAACAGAATTAATTGAATATGAAAAAAACTATGATCGTATGAGAAGTAGATTAGCTTGTCAAATTCAATTAGAAAAAAAACACAATGGTTTGGTGGCCCATTTACTTGATAACCATAAGTTATAATTTCATTTTAAACATATATGTGTATGTTTAGAGGGGGATTAGCTCAGCTGGGAGAGCGCCTGATTTGCATTCAGGAGGTCAACGGTTCGATCCCGTTATCCTCCACCAAAATTTATTATGAACTTTTATAAATCAGTTATTGAACATAGAGGCAAATTACTTGTTCGTGGTATTCACGGCGGTAAAGATTACAAAGAAAAGTTAGACTTTGGTCCTACTTTATATGCTCTAACACAAAAAGAAACTGAATATAAAAATTTACAAGGACAATATTTAAAACCTATCACATTTAAAAATATAGATAGTGCTCGTAAGTTTAGACGAGAGGTTGTAACACAAAACTCACCAATCTATGGCCTTGAAAGATACCATTATCAATATATCGGCAAAGAGTTTTCTGACAATATAGAGTGGTCAAAAGAGTTTATTAAAATCTTTACATTAGATATAGAATGTGGTTGTGAAAATGGTTTTCCAGATGTAGAAAATCCTATTGAAGAATTACTTTGTATTACAGTTAAAAATCAAACTAACAAACAGATTATTACTTGGGGCGTAGGCGACTTTAAGACCGATAGAACAGATATAACTTATGTAAAATGTAAGAATGAAAAAGAACTAATATTTGAGTTTATGAAATTCTGGATTAAAAATCATCCAGATATTATTACAGGTTGGAATACAAAGTTTTTTGATTTACCTTACTTAATGAACAGAATTAAAATGGTGGCTGGCGATAAAGTTGCTAGTAGAATGTCACCTTGGAATCTAATACAAAGAGAAGAAATACAAGTAAGAGGCAGACCACAAACGGTCTATGACTTATATGGTATTACAAATTTAGATTACCTAGATTTGTACAGATGGTTTATACCTACAAGGCAAGAAAGTTATAAACTAGATTTTATTGGTCAACTAGAACTTGGTCGTGGTAAAGATGAAATGCCTTATGATACATTTAAAGATTGGTATACAAAAGACTTTCAATCATTTGTTGACTACAATATACAAGACGTAGAAATTGTTGACGGCCTAGAAGACAAACTAGGTTTGATTGACTTATCCTTAACTGTCGCTTATGAAAGTAAAGTTAACTATGGTGATATATTTTCACAAGTTAGAGTTTGGGATACTTTAATAGCTAATCATCTATTAAAGAAAAAAATATGTGTGCCTCCTAGAGAAGACCACATAAAAGAGACAAAGTATGAAGGCGCTTATGTAAAAGAGCCTCAGCTTGGTCAGCACAAGTGGGTTGTTTCGTTTGATATTAACTCTCTATATCCACATATTATTATTCAATATAATATTTCTCC